ACTGCAAATCTTGTCATTGTTGCATTGGTATTTGAAACAGAACCAGTGAAAAAATCGGCAGTAGTAAATTTATTTGAAATAGTAAATGCTGGTAAATTATTAAAACCAGTTGTATTATAAATTACACCTGAACTGGATGTTCCATTGTGTCCTCCACCTGATTTATCGTACCAAGTATTCACTAATGTTCCATTTATTGGTGATGTACTATTATTATAAGGATCTGTTGCATCTAACCATAAAATGATACCAGAAACAGTTTTTGGATCAAACGTACTAATAGTGCTAACATTGGTTGCTGACGGCGTAGTAATTGTAAAACTTACCGATGGGCTCGACGTTCCCAAAGAACCTACCGATGAAATCGTTGCCGTATACGTTGTATTCGGCGTCAGTCCTCCTATCGTCATTGGACTAGCCGTACTATACCCGTATAGTCCCGTCGTAGTAGAAGCAATATAACTTATTACCGTACCCACTGGTGGTATGAATGTTACCGTTACCGAATTGGGTGTGATATTAACCACGTTCGGGTTGGTAGGATTGTTTGGTACCATATTGGTGACACTCGGATTGATAAGGACGGATGGAGCCGAAGTTCCCTGACTATTGGTCGCAGTAACCGTAAAACTATATGCAGTATTGGGAGTAAGACCTGTCGCAAAAATAGGGCTTGACGTTCCTGTATATGTATAGTTACCAGGTCTAGAAATCGCAGTATAACTGGTGATGGGCGCGGTTCCCGCAGTCGTATTGAACCCTACATTGATTACCGTATCACTCGCTACTCCCAGAAACACATTTGACGGTGGGGTCGGTACGGTAGTAATGGATTGCGCATTTGATGCTGGAGATTTACCGATTGCATTGAATGCAAACATATTCAACGAATAAGTCGTATTGGGAGAAAGTCCGGTTATGTTGATCGTGTTCGCTGGATAATTGGATGTTCCATATGTAGTCCCTCCCGCGACTGCACTATATGTAGTTCCTACTGCTGCTCCGGTCGGTGCAGTGAAACTTATTACTGCAGTTGTCGTTCCAACTGATTGGACGGATGTAATTGTTGGAGCGGGCAGTAACGTAGTAGCCTTTATAGTCGCAGTAGGAACTGATGCACCGTTAGAATTTGTTGCTATCAAATTAAACGTATACTGCGTATTTGGTGTTAGACTAGCTGCTGTAATTGAAGTAGCTGGGAACGAAGCTGTTCCGTACGTAGTTCCTCCGTAGACGATCGAATAGGTTGTTCCACTAGCCGCACCAACCGGAGCAGTAAAATTAACAGTGATACTTGTTGAACTAGTACTGATGGTTCCAATTACAGGTTGAATAGGAACTCCGGTATTGGTGGACGAAGTAGTTCCAGTTCCACCACTGTAAGCAATAACGACAATCCCTGATCCACCTGTTCCTCCTCCACCATTCCACGCTCCTCCACCCCCGCCTCCTGTATTTGCACCACCACCACCACCATTTCCATTACCACCACCTCCATTTGCGCCACTATTTAATGCACTTCCACCCCCAAGTCCTCCACTTAGTGATCCACCACCACCACCACCTAATCCACCATTTATATTAGCATTATTCGAGCCACCACCTCCACCACCCCAATAATAAGTGCCATAGGCAGTTCCTGATGGTGAAAAATCATTTATTCCTGGTAATGTACATTTAATACCAATTCCACCATTTCCGGTTCCACCTACGCCCCCTGCACCACCACCACCACCAGAAGCACTACCACCATTTCCACCATTGTTCGCAAAAGTAGTGGTTGAAGAACTACTATTACTAGTAGTGCCAGGAGGATAATTTGTATTCCAACCCCCGCCACCACCACTACCTCCTATATTTTGTGGAGATGCGAGGTGATCGCTACTAGAACCAAACCCACCTCCATATGCAGTTATATTTTGGGAAGTATTCCCATTAAAAACGATCGTTGTATTATTTCCCGAAGCTCCATAAGAATTTCCAGGGCCGCCTGCTCCACCTGTTCCTATTGAAATCGTAATAGTATTTGAACCTGCTGGAACAGTAACTGATTTCATCACAACTAGACCAGCACCACCACCTGCGCCCGCGTAAGAACTACCGCCGCCACCACCACCAACAGCTAATACATAAAAAGTGACATTTGTATAGAAATTATAGGTAATTGTATAAGTAACACCTGTAGTTTTAAATGCATAAACCTGATAACTATTACCACTACTAATAGCTGTTCCACTTGCATCAGCCAAATTAAAATTAGTTATTGGAAGGGTTGATAATAATACAGCAGTGGTTGCGCCTATGGTGGATGATGGCGCGGACGTTCCGCTAATATTTACAGATACAATGGATATAGTATACGTCGTACTTGCACCCAACCCGACAATCGTGATCGGACTTCCTGTGCTTGTTCCTTGAGCGCCTGTGCTCGTACTCGCAATATATCCTGACACTGTTCCTATCGGTGGACTAAAACTTATGGTAACGCTACCACTAGTTGTACTAACTACGGCCAAATTGGTCGGTGGATTTGGAACCGAATTGGTAGTAACCGGAATCGATGCGATCGAATTGTTCGACGTACCTTGAACATTGGTCGCTGTCATTATAAATGTATACGATGTATTGGCCGACAGACCGACTACAATGATTGGACTCGATGTACCTGAAACTGTAACATTTCCAGGCGAACGTGTAACCGAATAGGATGTGATGGTTGCAGTACCACTCGGTGCAGTAAATGCTACAGACATTGCGGTGTCGCTGATCGCAGTCGCAATCAAATTTGTAGGAGGTGGGGGTAAAGTTGTAATGGAGATAGTGGACGAATTTTGCGACGTACCGTTTGCATTGGTAGCAGTCAGGGAAAACGAATAGATTGTATTGGGGCTGAGTCCGAATACATTCGCTGATAAGTCTGGATAAGCAGCGGTTCCGTAGCTAGTCCCACCAGCAATCGCATTGTATGTGGTTCCAATTGCGGCCCCTGGCGGAGCCGTTAGACCGATCATTGCACTTGTTCCAGTAATAGAACTTGCGGATCCAATTGTTGGCGGATTGATCTTGGTAAAGGCGGAGATGGCGAAAGTCGGTATCGATGTACCATTCACATTCGTGGCGGTCAAATTGAATTTATATAGAGTATTCGACGTTAGACCCGATGCCACAATGGTCGTTGCTGGATAGGTGGCTGTTCCATACGTAGTACCTCCGTAGACGAGCGAATATGTCGATCCCGCAATGACATTGGCAGGTGCAGTAAAATTCACGGTTACTGTGGATACAGTGGATGTAGTCCCAGTAAGGATCGGTTGCCCAGGAACCCCGGTATTCGTAGATGACGAACTGCCACTGCCACCAGTATATGCAATGATGACAATACCACTACCACCTGTTCCTCCGGCTGTATTTACCCAATTACTACCACCACCACCACCAGTATTTACACCACCAGCCCCGGGTGACCCATTACTCACATTTTGAGCATCCCCCCCTGGGTTAATACCGGTTTTATCTCCCAAACCTGCAGTACCACTGCTCTCAAAGACACCACCACCTCCACCACCTTTTCCACCATTTCCTGCATTATTTCCTACAGCAGAAGCACCTCCACCACCTCCCCAATAATAAGTCCCATATGCCGTCCCTGAAGGAGTGAATGTACTAATTCCATTTAAAGTACATTGAAGACCATCCCCCCCAGCTGCAACTAACCCTCCAGAAGAAGCAGTCCCACCGGCTGTCCCTGCACCACCACCACCACCACCTATTCTATTTGATGCATCGTGTGGGGAACCATTGTTAGCATAAACTAATCCACCATTTGTATTACCATTTGTGGGATTACACGCACCGCCAGATGCACCACCACCCCCACCGCTTCCAAATTGGGTATATGTTGGTGGTGATCTAGCACAACCACCACAACCACCACCCGCAGTAATATTCAATGCAGAATTTGCGTTAAATACTAATGTTGTATTCACACCTTGCCCCCCACTGCCGCTATTAACAGGAGCCCCATTGCCCCCACTTCCAACGGTTACTGAAATGCTATTGGATCCACTTGGAAGAGAAACCGTTGTCATAACTACTCCACCAGCACCCGCTCCACCAGCTCCATAACTTCCACCACCGCCTCCACCTCCAACTGCTAATACATACATTTGTGAACCGGCTCCAAATGTATAATTAATATTATACGTAATCCCTGTCGCTTTAAACACATAAACATTGTACGTGCTACCACCAGAAATAGATGTACCTGTAATATCTCCTACTTGTAAATTGGGTATAGTTAATGGCGAGGTTAGTCCAAGTGTTGTAGCGTTTATGGTTGATGACTGGACAGACGCTCCATTATAATTTACCGAAACAACGGATATAGAATAGGTCGTACTCGCACCCAATCCGGTAATCGTAATGGGGCTGCCTGTGCTCGTCCCCTGGGACCCTGTGCTCGTACTTGCAATATAACCGACTACCGTCCCCTGAGCAGGTGTAAAACTGATGGTCGCGCTATTACTTGTCGTGCTCACTACGGCCAGATTGGTAGGCGGATTCGGTACCAGATTCGTAGTGGATGGACTCGACGGATCGGATGATGCCGATTTTCCTCCCATATTGGTTGCTGTCACTGTAAATGTATACGACGTATTGGCAGCGAGACCGGTTACCGCAATAGGGCTCGATGATCCTATAGAGATAATAGCATCGGGACTACTTGTAACCCTGTATTGGCTTATCGATCCGTTCCCTGTGGGAGGACTAAAAGATACGTTTATGTTTGTATCACTAACTACGGTTCCAACTACGTTGGTAGGTGGTGACGGGACCGTAGTAACTGTCAATGTTCCGGTTGACGATGTACCTGCTGAATTAATAGCGGATATGTTCAAGTTGTAGATCGTATTTGAGATCAATCCATCAATCAAATAAGCGGTGCCTGTTCCCGAACCCGATCCTCCTGTAGGAACTGTGGTCAAATTGTATCCGGTAATTTGTCCTGTTCCGTTGGTTGCAATCGTAACAGTGGCACTATCTATTGTGGCACTTACGAATGTGAGAGTAGGAGCGGATGGCATTGTCAATACAGATAGCGTGCTCGATGCAAACGAAGATCCCGCAAAGCTGTTTCCTGTATAATAAAATCCGGCAGGATAATTCGCGACAATTCCAATATTATAAATGGTATTGGGAGTCAAACTGACTATGATATAGGTGTTTGGAGTTCCTGAACCCGAACCGATTGTCGAAGTATAACTTGTCGCCGAAATTCCGCTGGTTTGCGCAGGTGTAAAACTCAGAGTAGCACTAGTCGTAGCTGCGCTAACTATGGCCAAATTTGTAGGTGGATTGAACGCCGCAGAAATGCTGACATTTGTGAGGGAAACGCTCGAACCGATTGCAGTATTTATGTAAGCAGCAGGGCTGACGAAATAAAACAATAGATTGTAGTTGCCTATCGATGCAATGGTCACTGGCATACTCACGTTTTTCCAGGCGGTCGTACTGTTTAAAAGAGTGTTTGATGTAGAATACCCCCCAATAATGGCCGTCAAATTGATGTAGGACGGATCGGTCGTTGCCCGTGGAATCGTCGAAAAATTCAACAAATAATCTCCTGAAGCCGTAAAAGAGAGGTTCTGGGATAATACGCAATACGGCTGCGTTGCATACGTACCACTGATCTGGAAAACAAACGCCTGTGTATTTCCTGTGGGTAATGCTGTTGTAAAAAAGGCATTGGACCCGTTTGCAACAGCTACTGCCCCATTGGCGTAATTGATGGTCCAACCAGGAACAGACGCATAATTGTATCCGACCGATTTTGTAAACCCACTATTCGCATAATATGTATAACTGTTGGTGGTCTGCAATGGCAGTGAAAAGTTCGCATTTGTCATAAAAGGTGGTGGCGCAACATAGGGATTCGAACTATAAATGGAAAAGATATCTGAAGCAGTTAAATTGGTTTGATAAAATCGGAAATCGTCGAGGTATCCGTACATATTTGAATTCCCATAGGCAGGAGATCGACCCAAATTGTTCGTATTCTTGACTCCAATCGGTGGCACATATCGTGTCGCATTGTAGACAGAAGTCCCGTTAATGTAAATGGTCCAATTGCTGCCATTCAATACCCAGGCCAAATGAAACCATACTCCGACCGTAAAAGTAGTGATGGAGCGGGTGTCTTGTCCATTAATAGTGGTAGAAATGGTATTTGTAGCTCCATACCACAACCGAATATGGTCCGAACCGGAACCGTTTCCGATTTCAACAAACGTTTGGCCTATTGCGTAGACACTGGGTATATAAGCCCACATAGCGAATGTCATATTGGTGCTAGTAAGATTGACCGAAGGTAGAGTAACATATTGACTCGTACTACCTGGCGCAGCATTCGAAAAAAAAAGTGATCCGGAACCCAATTTATATTTTGTAGTAGTGACCGAAGTAGTTCCTACCATTGTCGCTCCATAATTGAGTAGTCCGGTATTGGTAATATTTGCGAGAAGTGTGCCATTTACATCGGTTGTTTCGAATCGATAATACAACACCAAATTTGGAGTAGTATTCAAAGGAAAACTACTGAAACTGTCCCCGGATGCAGTGATGGTAGTAATGGATACAGGTGTCGAATACGTTGATGTTCCACCTGCATTTGTCGCCGCTACAGAAACCGAATAATTGGTACTCGCACTTAAATCGTAAATAGTATAAGCGGATGCAGTTCCGACCCCCACTCCACCAGCAGGACTTGTTGATGTGACATAACTATTGATCGATACATTGCCTTGTGGTGGAGTAAACTGGATCAATGCGGTGCTATTGGTATTACTAATGTCGACCAGATTTGTGGGAGGGAGTGGGGGTGTAGTGATCAAGAGCCGGTTCGTACTAATGTATAGTCCAGATCCGCTGCTAATGCCCATATAGGAACTATTGCTATTCATTGAAATTAGGGATGATGCGGTCAGTAGCACAATGGACGTGAATGTTGATCCGTAGTCAGCAGAATAATAGACGGTTGTGCTCGAATTGTGAACATATACGTATTTTCCGGTCGTGTCGCACAAAATTCCGGCGTATCCGGACGACGCCAGTGATAGCGCGATAAATGTGGCACCCGAATTGTTCGATGCATAACACAATCCACCTGAATTACATACGTAAATATATTGACCATCGGCAGAAACGGCAATTCCTGAAACATTGGTTGATCCACCTGGCGAATAAACGGTGACGCTGTTCGAATACAAATTGTACGAATAAGCTTTTTCGGTAGTGGTCGATGTCATATAAGCAATGGTTCCGGTAACGTTGGCTTTTATAGCGGTTAAATTGGCACCTACTAAGACAATAGTGGACCAAGTAATCCCATAATTCGTACTGTAATAGATCCCTCCATTGGTCGCATCACACGCATATACAGTGTTTCCCAATACGGAACAAGTAATGCCGCTAATATTTGATCCGACGGTTACTGACGTAAATGACGTACCATAATTGGACGACCAATATAGCCTACCTACATTGTTGCAGGCGACAAACATATATTTTCCCGAATCGCTTATGGCGCTATGTGCCGCATTGGCTTCCGTAACTATTTTCGTAAATGTTGCGCCATAGTTCGTTGAAACATAGATACCATTTCCGTAACATCCTAAGCATACGTATTGTCCGTAAGCACTGATTGCAGGAAGGCTTGCACCTGAGGCGACCGTGATAAAAGCGCCTGTATTTGTGATTTGTCCTAGTCCATTGAGAGCGTACCCTGTAGAGTTACTAGTTACGGTACCAACAAAATAATTGCTGTTAGATGTTAGACCACTGACTGTATAAAGAGAACCGGTTTTTACTATAGAAATACTAGAAGAGGATGGTATGACAGATAGAGTATTGGATACAGAAACATTGGACCCAAAATTGACGAGATTGATAACCGTACTATTTGAAGTGGTAGTGATGACCTCGATAATCGGATTAATCGGTAGTGTAACGGGGGAAATGGTGCTACGTACGATCGAGTTTCCGAATGCATTGCTGGCGATTAAATAATAATTATATGTCGTGTTGGGACTCAGATTGCTAACGCTGACGGAAGTAGCAGGATATACCGATGTCGCAATGGTCGTAGTACCACTCAGAAGGTAATAATTCGATCCGGTCGTGACGTTGATGGGGGCAGCGTAATTGATGGTTGCCCCAGCTGAAGTCGGAACTATGGAGGTTACTACGGGTTGGACAGGTACTCCTGTATTGGTTCCGGTAGACGCTCCGCCGGTTCCTACATAAGATATGATCACTGCACCTGAACCACCTGCGCCACCTGCGCCATTAGATCCTGCACCACCACCGCCACCACCACCATAACCGTTTGATCCTGCGCCTCCTACACCACTCGTTCCTACGCCACCGGTACCACCAATGCCTGACCCCCCAGTACCACCTGCGCTGCCTGCGTTTCTATGTGAACCTCCACCTCCACCTCCACCATAGGCTGTTCCGGTTACTGACCACGTATATCCCGTTCCTCCATTACCCCCTTTAACAGTAGTAGCTGAAATACCTGCGCTTGTTGCGCCTCCACCACCACCACCACCTGATTGATGCGATCCGCCACCACCTCCGTTCGCCAAAAACGTAAGACCTATTGTCGACGAACCTGCAGTAGACGCACTCCCGTCTCCACCAGCCCGAAATCCACCACAACCACTACCACCTCCACCTGACCCTTTACCGGTTCCACCAGTTGGCACTGGACAACCTGCTGCTCCGTAACTACCACCTAATGCTGTTCCTAATACGGTCGCCCCGAGAGAAATGATACTTGAACCTCCATATGCGGTAGTAGAATATGTCGCACTCGTGCAAGGGACGCCACCAATACCAACTGTTATTGTATATGTTCCTGCTTGTAGCGTAGTTGTTCCATATCCAACACCTCCACCACCTGCTCCACCACTGCCTTCATCACCCCCGGCTAGACCACCACCGCCTCCCCCTCCTACCAACAATAAATTGACAGAAGAGGCCTGAGTAAGCACGAATGTTGATGAAGATGTAAACGTATGAATAAAATTTGTTCCCGTATTTGTTACTGTACCTCCTGTTCCTAATTGACCTAAACCAGTAGTAAATGTTAGTGCATTGGACGGGGGCGAAGTTCCAGATAAACTAGTTGCTGTAACAGTAACAGTATAAGTAGTATTAGAATTTAGACCAGAAATCGTGATAGGACTACTCACACTTGTTCCTTGGGCACCCGTAGTCGTTGTTGCGGTATATCCATTAACATCTGTAGTTCCTATAGGTGGTGTAAAACTAATTGTTACTGAAGATCCAGTCGCACTTACGACAGCGAGATTTGTCGGTGTCTGGGGTCCAGTATTAAATGACTTTGATATTAATGATGAAAAGGATCCAACTGTGGATAACATTGTTACCCCCTATATATTTATGTACCTCATTAAAAAATCATTTTATACTATATATTAGAAATGGCATTTAGTTCAAAAAAAATATTGTATTACGCTGTTGGAGCGACTGTTCTAATAATAGCTAGTTATTTGGTAACGAATTATAAGAAATCATTGGAACCGAATGACGAATATGATATGATAAAAAAATATTTGTTAAACGATTCACCCCTTTACGGATACAACCGACCGAAATTGTGGATTCATACTAAATATGAAATCAATTCGAGAAAATGGAAGGATTTTTATTCCAGAAATACGACCGATTTAAACCAACCGTATATTCATTTGACCATTAAAACGATTATAGACCATTGCGGTGATGATTTCAACATCTGTTTGATAGATGATGAAACATTTAGTAAATTGATCCCTACGTGGGATATTGATTTAACTACTGTGGCTGAACCTATGAAATCCCATTTTCGGCAATTAGGACTGGCCCAACTGGTTTATTTTTACGGGGGAATGGTCGTGCCGAATTCCTTCATTTGTACCAAAAATTTGATGGGATTCTACGAAGACGCTCTTGTGTTGAACCAGCCTTTCGTATGCGAAGCCGTCAATAATACGATAAACAATCAGAAACAGAAACGCAAATTGATGTTTATCCCGGATATGTATTTTATGGGCGCGAAGAAGAACGATCCGATGATGAAAGAATTGGTAGATTATTTGAAGGGACTGAACCGCAACCCCCATTTTTCGAATGAAACCGATTTTGTTGGTGATGTTTCCGAATGGTTGTTGGAGAACGTAGATCAACAGCGTATTACGCTTATCGGTGGTGAAATCGTAGGTGTAAAGACCGAGGATCGTAAGACGATATTACTGGATAATTTGATGGAGGAGGAATTTTTGAAGCTTAGTTCGAACAATGTAGGGATTTATATTCCTGCGGACGAGATATTACGCCGTCCTAAATTCCAATGGTTTGCTGTGATGCCGTCGGAAGAATTGTTGAAAACAAATATGATTGTTTCGAAATATTTGTTGGCGTCGATCGTCGATACGACGAGTGATTATTCTAAGAAATCGGAGATACGAAGTGTGGCTAGTTTGTAAAAAATATTGCGCGTGAAATCAGCAAATAATTTTATCCGTTTGAGATGAAATTATTTAATTCGGATAATGCACGATGATTTGATTTCTTATATAATTCAGAGGCGTTTCGTCTTCGATATTGGGTGTATTATTGCTGAAATCTTCTATCGTGATTTCATTGTTTTCTAGTTTCGCAAATTCCGAAATAATAAGTTTGGCATATGCATCAATGTTGGGACTCGAATGATTTAATTCTTGAGCTACCCACCACATATATCTACCTACGACACGAGTTCCTTCATATTGAGATGGTTCATTCTCAGATGAAGACATTCTTTATATAAATTTATAATAAAAAAAATATTGTTACGTATCACTAAAATCTATAAGAGATAAACAGAGTGGATGAAATTTACACTGTTATACTATTAGATTCTGATGATGCCAACGATGTTCCTGATGCACTACTCGCTTTCACCGTAAATGTATATTCGGTACCAGTTGCCACACCGGTTATTGTGATTGGACTCGTAGTGGATGAACCGTAAAAACCCTTTGTATTGCTAAATGCAGTATAATAAGAAGCACCTGCAACACCAGTAAAAGGTACGGTCACAGTTGAACCTGAAAAACTAACAGTTCCTATAGTTGGTGTTGACGGAGCATTTGCACTGTCACGAATATACATCTCTACTCTTGCAGAGCGATTTATACCTAAATAATCTTGACAACAATTTTTCAAATCACCTGCAGAATAACTACTATTTACCATTCCTATACCACCCATAACATCATCTGAACCCATATTACCATTTGGAAATAAACTTCCCCCATTTTCATTCCAGCCAAATCCCCAACGTGTTTTGGGAGTAGTGTTACTAAGGTAATTAAACCCGTAAAAACGAACATCTTTTTGACTACTGAAAAATCCACCAATCCATCCTGCCCACGTTTTGGCGTCTTGTATAAAATATCTTACTGATGATATTTTAGAGAACCAATCGATTAATGTCATCGATGATGTTATACCAGTCGGTGCAGTGGTTATAGCTGGGGTTTCGCCAGTGCCTGCATAGAAGGTTCCTGCTGAAGTAAATCTATTTTGTAACCACGCCCAGCAACTGTAACTTGTCAAAGTAAGACTACCTCCAGCTGTTGTAATATCCGGCCACAATGCCAATAGATCAGATGCTGCACTATAATTCATTGTATCAAACTTCGCGTCCGCATTGTCTCTTGTGGTATCAGTAACAGCTAACTGAGTAACCGTTGTCCAATGTGTTGAAGAATACTGAAATGTAGTTCCACTGGTTGCTTTCATCGCCATCATCCACCCACCTCCATCTACCGCGCGATCCAGTATACAATATATTTTTGTGGCTCCTGCAGTTGGTATAGTTATCCAGTAAATACCATTGGTTGTATTGCCTGTTGCTGCCAAATATGCTGCAGATGGTGCTGCAGATGCGGATGTCAATCCATCATATGCAGCAATAACACTGTTAGATTCGGACGATGCTAAAGAAGTACCTGACTTATTACTCGCTTTCACTGTAAATCTATACGTACCAAATGACATTCCTGTTACTGTAATTGGACTACTCGTAGATGAACCATAGAATCCACCTGTACTACTAAAGGCTGTATAATATGAAGCGCCTGCAACACTTGTAAACGCGACAGTAGCAGTTGTTCCTGAAGCGGTAGCTGCTCCTATGGTGGGCGCGGACGGAGCATTTGTGCTATCACGAATATACATCTCTACTCTTGCCGAACGTTCGATACCTCTTTGAGTTGGGCAACAACCTACATAGTCGCCTGCTGAATATGAAATGTTAGACAATCCAATTCCTCCAGTTACATCGTTACTGCCCCAATCACTTTCATTGTTCCACCCGAATCCCCAACGAACACTGTAAGTAGCATATGACGTAAAATTCACTCCATAAAACTGATTACCAGATTGATTACTAAAAGCAGTGCCCATTTCAGGAATTGCATTTGTACGAGGGGCACTGTTAAATACTACATTCGAAGCTGTATTAAAATAATCTATCAATGTTTTTCCACCAATTACATTGTTTTTCAGCCAGGCAAAATTACCTAGACTTGGCATAAACAAGCTTCCACCACTAGTAGTAATATCTGGCCACAATGCCATAATATCGGTTGCTAAACTATAGTTCATCGTATTGAATTTAGCATCCGCGTCGCTTCTGGTGGTATCTGTAACAGCTAACGTACTAACGGTTGTCCAATGTGTTGAAGAATATTGAAAGGTGGTGCCGCGTGTTGCTTTCATCGCCATCATCCACCCACCTCCATCTGCTGCACGATCAAGTATGCAGTATATCTGAGTGGCTCCTGCAGTCGGTATTTTGATCCAATAGATCCCATTGGTAGTATTGCCGGTATCTGCCAAAAATGTAGCAGAAGGTGCTGCAGTTGCAGATGTCAATCCGTCTTGTAATGTACTTACACTATTAGATGCAGCCGATGCCACAGAAGTTCCTGAATTATTGGTTGCTGTTACAGTAAATGTATAGGCAGTTCCTGATACAAAAGCAGCGGTTACAGTAATTGGACTAGAAGATCCAGTACCAGTAAAACTTCCTGGTGAACTGGTAACTGTGTATCCAGTTATAGATCCTGTGCCACTTGGTGCAGTAAAAGATACACTAACGTGTGTAGAATCTGTAACAGTAGCTGTGCCGATCGTTGGCGCACCAGGTTTCGTTAGCACTGATAATGCTGGTGAAGAAGCTACTGATGTTCCTGTTGAATTACTTGCAGTCAATGTCATAGAATAAGTAGTGTTGGAAGCCAAGTCCTTAATAGTATAACTGGTAGATGTCCCTGATCCAGTTCCGCTACTAGGACCATAACTCGTTATTGTGCCGGTTCCAGTTGGTACGGTAAATGTTATTGTAACAGCTGATGATGTTGCACTACTATAGGTTAGCGCGGTTGGTGGATCTGGTATTGTTAGCACTGATAATGCCGGTGAAGAAGGGGCAGACCTTTTACCTCTGTTTATTGCAGTTATTGTAACAGAATACGGGGTATTAGACGTTAAACTCCCAATAGTATATGATGTAGGAATTTGCGATCCTGTTGGAATTCCAACATTGGATGCGTAAGTCGTGGTTCCTGGTATACTTTGCATACTAAATGTAAGGTTTACTGATGTTGTAAGTGCTGATACGTAGGTTAACCCGGTAGGAGCAGGTACAAAACTGCTACCCATTAGAGTCCCACATCCTATAGTAGAAAACGAACTGTAAGACATAATTATTATAATTATGTTATAATTTTTTGCGTAATAAATCCCGTTGTTCTTCGGTTAAAGTATCTGGGAATTGTACATCAAATTCTATTATAAAATTTCCGGTATTATTTTCACGAACCATACCTAAACCATTAATCACCTTCTTAGAATTTGGTTTAATAACCGTATTTCCTGTAGAATTATTCATACAAATCCGCTTCCCATTTAGATGATCGAATTCGCAGGTGAATCCACATAGCGAATCTTTTAATGTTATTTTCTTGGTTAGGTAAATATCCATACCTCTACGAACAAATTCGGAATCATTCTTGATTCGAATGTTAATTCGAACTTCCCCTCTAGCCTGGTTATTAATGTTGTTACCACGATCCCCGATAACAATCGTCTCTCCGTCATCAATTCCTCGGGGTAAATTCACATTCAATACTTCGCGCTCGGTAGAGCGAACATTGTTAATAATGTTCCACCTCTCGAATTCAACGGGAACAGTGCAGCCTTGGTAGCTTTGGTTCAACGTAATTTCCACGGTCGTCTGTATGGGTTCAGGTCGCCCAAACGAATGAAACATCTGGGTCTGGACATTGATTCCTGGACCTCCTTGATGAAATATTCGTACTCCAGGGAACCCACCGCCACCGGGGAATCCACCCATACCTGGAAATCCGCCACCTCCACCACCACCAAACATCATATTAAAAATGTCATTCATATCCGGTTCTCCTCCCCCAAAGGGATTACCACCCCCTGCCCCAAACTGCAATTCCATATTGTATTGTTGTCGCTTTTCGGGATCACTCAATGTCTCAAATGCCTCGTTGATTTCCTGGAATTTTTCAGTGGTATCCTCGCCCTGATTTCTATCCGGATGATGCTGCAATGATAGCTTACGAAATGCCTTTTTAATTTCTCCATCGTCAGATTCTTTAGAAACACCTAGAACATCATAAAAATTGGGCATTATTTGTACCTTTTAACAATTAAGAGCGAAGAACTTTATATTCTTTATGATTCAAATATGATTCAAGGGGATATATATTTTTATAAAAGTTATATAAAATGGATAGTTGTGAATCTATGAACGATGGCGATTACTCACCCCACATTCATTACAAAATATAAGCCCTATTTTATAAGAGATTTCTACTTGGATAAGAACCTGTTATCGGTATTGAATACCCTATTGGAAATCGACCAATTGAATCTATTATTTGTAGGAAGTTCTAGTTCAGGAAAAACGATAATGCTCCACGCACTCATACGTGAATACTACGGATTGAAACAGGATGATCCGTTTCCAGAGAACAATATTCTGTTTGTGAATAATTTAAAGGAACAGGGCATTCAATACTTTCGCAATGAAATGAAAACGTTTTGCCAGACACATACGGCTATTTATGGTAAAAAGAAATTGGTCATTATCGATGATCTGGACAACATAAATGAGCAGAGTCAACAAGTGTTTCGAAACTATATCGACAAATACAGACACAATATCCATTTTATAGCGGTTTGCACGAATTTGCAAAAAGTGATTGAAAGTATACAATCCAAGTTGCATATTTTACGGATCTCAATACCTACACCAGAACAGGTGATGGAGGTATTAAACAATATTGTTCAAAAGGAAAATATTACGATAGACGAAGAATCCAAGGATTATTTGATAGTTATTTCCGGTGGTTCAATACGAATTCTTATTAATTTTCTAGAAAAAATATACATACTTGGAGAACCTGTCGACCTGGATCTTTGTAAGCGGATTTGTTCGAGTATTTCGATACAGGAATTCGAGACATATCTGAAACACATACAGAATAACGACATTTTGAGTGCTATCGAAGTTCTCTATCGCATCTATGATTTCGGTTATTCTGTGATAGATATTTTGGATTATTTTTTCAGTTTTATTAAAACGACCAATTTATTGGACGAGGAAACCAAATATCGGATCATCCCCTATTTATGCAAGTATATTACTATTTTTCATAATATACACGAAGATGGTATTGAACTTGCTTTATTGACGAATAATCTGCAAAAGATTATATTTGAAAAGAAATGATTTAAATGTTATTGATTATGATGTATTAAATAGGAAATGGAGAATAATGACGGTACAATGCTAGAAACTCCTTCGGGACAGGTAGATGAAAGCGAAGAACTGGATAGTATCGTTATTTCGGTAGTGCGAAAGTACATTGGACGTTCTCTCATTGGTAAAAAGAAATATGGGACAACCTTGGACCGCGAGGATCTATCCGTCGTTGAGTGGATCAACCACACACAAGAAGAGTTGATGGACGCAACCCTTTATCTAGAAAAGCTGAAAAAGACATTGGTCGAAAAAGGATTAGATGCTCGAGTGAGTTCCGAGGCGTAGAAGAGGAACAATCAGATATTTCGTAGCAGAAGAATAAGTAATAGTGTGGTTCGAAATACGTAATTGTGAATTTGAAATTATATTGTAAGTAAATTTAATAATAACAATATAATTTAATACTTTAACCAAATAATATGTCTACGCAGTTATTTAAAAAAAACATACCAAATGAATATTTGTATGATCTGTTAGACAAAATTTGTATTAAAACCGACAAATATTATATGATCGATTTGAATTCCTATAAGAAGTTGGTTTTCTACAACTATTATGAAGATTTTAAAATAATGATTAAACCCTATTATAATTTAAGCAAACAGTTCTATGTTGATCGAAAATTGGCCTACAATTCTTTTACTAACGTTATCCGGCAAATATGTAAGAATAACAATATTATGTATACGTCGCAAATAAAGTACAATGAATCACAATATAATATTAACTTTTTCGTCTACTACTAAGGGAACCAAGGTTCCCTTAAGATCCCTCCTCTAAGGGAACCAAGGTTCACCTATGACCCCTCCTTACACTGAATTAACAGTAATGGATAGAAAAAGAGATTCTAGTATTTATGTTATTAAAGGAGGGGTCATAGGGGAACCATTGGTTCCCCTAAGTGGTTCCCCTAAGCACTGATCTTCTTCGAAGGGATCTCCACATCCACAATATAAATCGAGTTCTCTGTAATGATAATGTATTCCTTACCCACCTTGTATATCTTGGAGATTGGGCTAGTGTATTCCTCCTCGCTCTTAACAAGAAGTTTCTCCTGGTTGTCCTCACGAACCCCAATCAATACGGTTTTGTCTAAAGAATGCGTCCAATAGTCCATCATAATGGGCTTATCATCCACAATGGACAACTTTATTGCGTGCTGAAGGGTGTTGTTATCCGGCAAACGATACCCGTTTTGAGTTAATGCCTGTGGAGGTTTCACAGTAGATGAAGAGGCTGAAGGTTCTGGAGGAGTTGGCATATTTGTATTCATTTATAATGAAATATAAATTATATGTTAGATTTTACTTTAAATCCTTCTGCCGAATAATAATTACTTTTTATAAATCTAGTTTCGCTAAAGTAATCCCATATTGCTTCATATACTTCGTTTCGCAAAGTCTTAGAAGTCGTAGAATAATGAACAATAAAACACTAATAGTATTATAATAGTATTATAATACTAATGAATGGTCGTTTAGAAAAGAAATCAATTGTAGATACCTATCAGATGATTCTAAATGAATACTTTTCTAAATTTATAGAATCGGACATCTGTCATTTCGAAAAAAACATTCTAGCGAACGACAGTGGTTCGACTATTAATTTTGATAATCAGATAAATTACAATTTATTTACCGGAATTTTAGTTATAAATCGAGTATTCGAATATATTTTTCTGAAAACCAAGAATATAAGTTCTGCTTATTACTATTCGAGCGAATCGTTTACCTATTATTTAGAATATATGGAACAGATCTACAAAGCCAATTTATTAAACAATTTTGACCACGCAGATGCCATAATATTTGTTTATAAGAAAACCATTTTCGAATTATTTGAATACAATGGAACAACTACGGTAGAACTGGGAGGACGTAGCATTCTCTCCAATATCATTGAATCTAACAAAGGTCCGAACAACATATTTCAAATGGAAAATGATGATTTCAAACATTTTTTTCGGTTAATAACAAAATCAGTAAATCTGTTATTGTGTTGGAAAGAGCCATACTTAGATAAATTATCATTTCGCGAAGACAGTAAAAATATAGATGAACATACGAACAAGACGACATCTGATATCCAAATCTATGATACAACCGAATCTTATACGATGCGCATTGAATTCTGTCAACGCCTGTTAGAGAACATTTTAAAAAATATTGATAAATTGGGTTGGTTAATCGAATGTTTGGAAATCATTTATCAACGATTGTCGTGGAACAATCAATTATGGAAAATATTTTTAGACGACATTTTATTAGATGTAACTAAGCGGAATAAAAAGATAGGCGCGAATCAATTGGATGAATTTATATTGTTTTTTAATATGGAAAAATATGCTCTTCAAGAAAAAATAAATAAAAACGATGTACAATATTTGTTGAAATGGTGTAAAGAAACGGTTGGATTTCCTTAACCAACTAAACCTGGTCGATTACCGTAATTGTTCTTTTTCTTAATTTGGTCTTTTTAATTTTCTCTACGGGATCATTGTTCTCCACATTAATATTGTCGTATTCGTCTTTTAAAATCCGTTTGATAAATTCAAATACGAATTTCAAGACACGCTCTGTGCAATTGCCGACAATTAAACAACTGCCAGTTCTGAATACCATAAACGAGATTTCCGTATATTTGCGATTGTTTCCCAGTTCGCTCATTTTCATCCCCCGATCTTCCAATATAATTTGGCCATTTTGCTTTATTTCATCGAATCCAATATCATTATTAAAATAATATTTGCATTTTACACCTGGGTAACTGCAAGGATCATAGGCACCTTCTATTCTATATTTTTCACTACGCAAAATATGGTATAATTTATCACGATCAATGTTGAATCCGCAATTGAAATTCGAATTGATCAATACGTTCTCTTCGGTATCTGTTTCTAGAAAATCTAGATGGGAATTCACGTGGGGATGCATTGTCTCCAATAACATTCGTTTTACATTGTCCAACAAACCGTCGTTCAATATTCCCGGAATTTCCAATTTCCCTGTATTGAATACTTTAATATGTATTTCTCGGAACAATCCGTCATATTTAAACCGCATAATAAGTGCGAAACAATTATAAAACGCATTTTTGACTTTACCTCGGCAATTCATAATATCCTTCTTGGATATGCCAACAGTAATTTTCCGTTCGTCTCTATACTTGATCCGGCGTCCAGTCGCATTGTCGATTTGTTTGATAATATGCTCTTTGTGATACCCGAGATTTACTAAACGCGTTTTATATTCCTCATATTCTTCAGGGGTCTTCGATACTATTTTTATCTGTTTCTTTACTACCCCATCCATTGGTCGCCAGTAATCAATGACCGGAATTTTCCAAAAGATGTTATGTATATCTACTTCTTGATTTAAGAAGAGAACCTTTGTTTTTGTTGATATGTATAACTCGTCGCATTGAGGAACCACACTTTGGACACCTCCTGAATTTGAGATTGCCTGAATTTTCTTTTCAACCGGTACATCATCTGACGAACATTGTAGATAGTTTAACCATTCTTCATCAACACTGGCCATTTCTTATTGTGCGGTGGTTGATATACTTAATTTACGTAATATACTTAAAGAAAGTATTGTTTCTTTATATCCTTTCAATTTTTTACTTATCAGATGATCATAAAATGTTCGACATATGAAGTGAGAAATACTGTAATATATTGGAAATATTGGAATCGTTTGAGTGCATTACCATTTCTAAAATCGTTAACAAATCATTCGAAATCACCTCGGGTTTCTTTCGTATAATGTAATTAAAGTAATTTTTCAATATGCTCTTTTTGTCCAAATTGAATTTATTACTGATATTGTTAATTTTTTCTTTGCAGTCGTTCTCCGGCGCTCGCTCGTCATCCTTTTTTCCACCTTGTTTCTTCAAAAAATTATGTAGATCTTCCCATACTTCATCCGTTATGATATTGTCTTCCCATAACGTAATATTCTGATTTAATTGCAAGAAATTGATCATACTACGAATGTCTGAATTGTAAATGTGTTGTATCCGATCGATCACTGCATCGCTCAATTGTAAGTTCTCATTCTTCGTAATATTTCTTATGAATTTGTAAATATCGTTTTTAGGCAATTGATTGAACCGAATACATATAAATTCATTTTTCAGGGATTCATCGATTTTACTTATATAATTACATATAAGGCAGAAACGAACGTTGTAGCACGACGATTGCAATAAATATTTCAGGGCCTGTTGGGCGTTTTTTGTCATATAATCAACTTCATCCAATATCACGAATTTTAGGCCAGCTTCAAAGAAGTTCTTGGATTTTACAAATTGATGGATTTGGTTGCGTATGATATCGATTCCGCGCTCATCTGAAGCATTAAGATGGATAATTGTGCCCTGATTCTTCTGGTTATAGCGTGTTTGGTATTCATTGATGATATTAATGATGGTCGTCGTTTTCCCTGTCCCGGGGGGTCCATAAAACAACAAATTGGGGAAATGATTTTTATCGAGAATGTTTTGGAAGAGTTTGCGATTAATGGGATCGAGAACAATGTCATCAAAATTGTTGGGTCTATATTTTTCTACCCAAGGAATGTTTTGTTTGTTCATCGTTATTAATAGTTTGTTTATGTTTTTATATTATTATATTGTAATTAAGGTTGTAACGTATGGATGGACAATGTTATCGTTTCCAAAAACAAGTGTTTAATGACGGTTTCTTAGATGATTCGGTAGATGCGACATACATCATTCATTTGGAGGGAAATGGTCGATTGGACCACATATACGAACAATTGAAAACATTCCATCCGACCAAAACCGTTTATTTATTGTTCAACAAGGGTTATAAAAAATGCTCGAAAAAATTGTATGAGAACATTCCCCCAGTAGACCTGGTTGACGCATTTAAAACTGTTATGGAACACGCTGACAAGCAAACATACCGAAACATTTTAATTTTAGAAGACGATTTCACATTCGACGAAAAAATACTTGACAGGAATCACGCGAGACGGATCGGATCGTTCCTATTGACTCACAAAGAAGAATCGTTTATATACTTATTGGGTTGTTTGCCTATGATACAAATCCCCATTTCATATTATACTCGCTATGTTCCCTTGTGTGGATGCACCCACGCAGTTATTTATAGTGAAAAATGCCGGAAACAGGTTCTCGAAAAGCGGGGGCAGGACATCCAGGACTGGGATATATTTACAAACCGATATTTTACGCAATATATGTATTATGTACCCCTCTGTTACCAACTGTTTCCTGAAACCGAGAACCAAAAGCATTGGCCACAATTGTTTGGAATAAACAGATTTGCGATTTTCTGGTTAAAAACGTTGGGGATGGACCGACGCCCTCTACCAGGGTTCTCCATCATCTATTATTTATCCCTGTGGTTTTTCTTCATATTTTTATTTACGTTACTATATATCATTGTAAAGATTGGATATATTAATAAATACTATAATGTGAAAAACCTTATTTTAAAAGGGTTTAAAAAAAAATTGGATCTTTATTCATTGAAATGACAAAGAAAAAGTCAGCGGTGAAAACGACGGATCAGGCAGCGCCAGAAAATGAATCGATAGAACATAATATTACAATGACTATTCTAGATAATGCAGAACAAGCTGGCGATGTTACTGTAGATAACGATACAGGGCGAAAGCGTGGTCGGAAGCCAAGAGGTGGGAAATTGTTCTCAAAGACTGCTGAGAAAGCAGATAGTTCCCAAAAATTCGCCAATATTATTTTGCATTTGAAATGTTCTCTTCAGGACCTCAATGACCATAACAACAAAATAAACAAAATAGTTACTGACCCACTTTTATACAATCCTATTATCCCGCCAAATATTATGTCATATCATTCCGAATCTACCGTAGCATTTTCCGAATATGTTCGGAACGAACAGACTGGGTTCAGTGAAGAAAAGACCGGTGCTGAAAATGAATTAATTAAACCCGCTTATGAAAATTTTACGATAATCAACGACAATGTTAACCAATATTGCTCGTCGTGTAAAACGAAATTAGAAGAAGACATAGATATCGACCAAGATGATGATCCTACCTTAAATATGAAGGATATCAACCAGAAATTGAAACGTTTAAAGATCAATTTATATAAAAATGCTAATCCCGACAAAAAATCTGCCTGTTTTTGGTGTACCTACGAATATGACAATCACGCTTGTTATATACCTAAGTATGAAATGAACGGTGAGATGTTCGGATACGGATCATTCTGTCGACCTGAATGTGCAGTGGCATATTTGATGAAGGAGAACATTGATGATTCCACCAAATTTGAGCGTTATCATTTGTTAAACCAAATATATAGCAAAATTTATAATTTTAAGAAGAATATTAAACCCGCACCTAGTCCCTATTTTTTATTAGAAAAATATTACGGGAATTTGAGTATACAAGAATATCGCAAGTTATTGAAGACCGAGCATATGCTATTGATTATTGACAAGCCTATGACCCGGATCTTGCCTGAACTTCATGAGGACAATGAAGATTTTATTACGAACATTTATGGAGCGAAGACGAATCAGTCGTCGGGTACGGGGATTTATAAAGTTAAAAAGCAATCGGACAAACAGAAAGGGCCTTGCAAATCTACGATCATCAAGGAGAACTTTGGTATTAATTTTACTTGTTAAAAAGTATAAATAGAATCGACATTTTATATCCATCATAAAATGTCGGTAGTTACGTCATTTCTTATGGGTGGCTTAGGTAATCAATTGTTTCAAATATTCACAACAATTGCTTATGGTATACGGTTTGGTCGCAAGGTAGTTCTCCCTTATTCCGAGACATTAACCACTGGTGTTCCTAGAAACACATACTGGAACGATTTCCTGTCATCGTTAAAAATGGTTACTACGTTTAATGAACATAATGGTTATTCGAATAACGACCTGGCGAGATTTGTTCAATACCGCGAACAAGGACATCATTATTCGGAATTGGCCAATGTCCAGAACAAAGAAATATCCCTGTTCGGGTATTTTCAAAGCCCCCTGTATTTCGAGAAGGAAAAGGAAACTATCTTCTCTATGATACGTTTGTCCGATTCCAAAAATAAGACGAGTAATATGTATCCCCAATACCATTGCGTTAATAGCATTAGTATGCACTTTCGACTAGGAGATTATAAACATAAACAGGATTATCATCCGATTTTACCTTACGATTATTATTATAATTCCTTGCTGCATATTGTAAAAAATACAGATAGTTCAAAATCAATAACAGTGCTATACTTTTGTGAGAAGGAAGACAACGATACAGTTTCTAGAACAATATTAACATTAAGTGCACATTTCCCTGATATTTCGTTTGAAAAGGTAGATGATACGATTGACGATTGGTGTCAAATGTTGACTATGAGCAACTGCGATCACAATATTATCGCTAATAGCTCATTTAGTTGGTGGGGAGGCTATTTTAATAAAAATCCTGATAAAATGGTCTGTTATCCGTCATTGTGGTTTGGCCCGGCTGCATCAAATAATGATACTAGAAGTATGTTCCCTGCGGATTGGAGCAAAATTTCCGTAGAAAAAATTGATTAAAATAATTGATATAAACATTTATATCAATTATATCTAATATTAGTATTAAAATGTCGATTCAACGTATGCAAATCAAGGATATGGACGAAGTTTCTACTGCATTGTTGAATACTTCATTCTTGCAACGATTGTTTGAAAAAATCAAAACGTTGAAGAAAGAAAATCGTTCTCTCAAGAATCTGATCTGTTCGATTCCTGAATTCCGTTGTAATTGTTCTTCCAATAAGAAGGTAGTGAAACGTTGTCCTCTCCGAAAGGATGTGGATCCGGTTCACATTAAAGAAGAAATTATTAAAGATAAAGAAAACATTCGAATGCGTTTAGATGAGGTGGAATTTATTGAAAATCGTTTTAAAAATGTTAGTTTAGTTGATCTGGTAGATGATGATGATGAGGAGGTCGAGGTCGAGGTCGAGCCGAAGGTTGTGGTCAAAAAGGAGGTTATTGTGGAACCGAAGGTTGTGGACAAAAAGGTTAAGGTCGTAGTAGAGGAGGTCGTAGTAGAGGAGGTCGTAGTAGAGGAGGTTGAGGTAGAGGAGGAAGAGGATGAGGTTGAGGTAGAAGAGGTTGAGGTGGAAGAGGAGGAGGAAGAAGTTGAGGTAGAAGAGGTTGAGGTGGAAGAGGAGGAGGAAGAAGTTGAGGTAGAAGAGGTTGAGGTGGAAGAGGAGGAGGAGGAGGAGGAGGTTGAGGAAGAAGAAGTTGAAGTTGTAGTAGAGGAAAAGGTTGAAGAAGTTGTAGTAGAGGAAGAGGTCGAAGAAGAGGAATCAGAGGAATCAGAAGTATTCGAAATCACTATTGGTAAAAAGGTATATTACACAAACAATGAAATAAACGGAACAATTTACACGGTTGGTCAAGACGAAGATGTTGGTGACGAAGTAGGATCATTTGTGAATGGAAAGCCTGTATTCACTGTAAAACAATAAATTAATATCTATGTTTTCGCGTATAGCGACGTTTGTTTTTTCGAAATTTTCTAGAACCCCCTTTCATTTCAATCACTTTATTTTTTTCTGATTCAATCAACCGATTCAATACTGCCACAAATATTTTGGTTTTATCAATGTTATAGTCCGCCTTGTTCAATTCCTGTTGATTTCTACTTATTTCAGATTGAGCTCTCGCACTCAATATTTTGTCGATATCCACTTTATATTTACCTAACAACGTAATCATTTTATCTAGCAGTTTTTGATCGCGTTTTTGTACATCCTCGTTCCATTCCTCGATAACCGCATACAGATCTGGTTCGTTTTTCTTAATATAATTCAATAAATCCTGTTCATAGATCTGGGTTGATCCTATGTATCGATTCGCTTTGTTCAAAGCTTCCGGAATACTCTTATCCTTTCCGACGATCTCTGATGCAAAATAAGAAGGTAATCGATCCAAATTGGTTTTCGTTGGAATTAATAAATTATCCGAGCTTTTTATGTCCAACGGCTTTGCGTCCAATTCCAATGGTTTGTCTGCTGACTTGGAATCCTCACCTGATGCAGTTTTGATCGTGAAAATCATACGATTCCTATCAATGTTCCATCGTCGGGTGTCCTTGCTACCGGTTTTACCATACATTGCCATCCGAACTAGGAATTCGAATTCATTGCCAAGGTGGTCACCTACATAAGGGCAAAAAATATTGCCGGCATTGTCTTTATTTACTTCGCCCTTGATAAAGTCGGTATACACAAATATTTCTCGTCGCACTCCACCGGTTGTATTGGTATTGATATAACTTAACCCCACATTCATTAGTTTTGAGTAATAATCGCTCGGGCGTTCTCTTCCAATCACATATAAATATTTCTTGTAAATATAGTTCATAAATTTGAAGAAATCTGTAACACTCGTATTGTCCTCACCATTGATGAGCTCTTGCAATTCTGAGTTGGTAGATTCTCTCATCGGTTTTTTATAATCACCCAACACCCCATAAGCGAAATTCCTGTATTCGGTAGGAAGATTCTGGTCAAAATCTTTATTTGCTTCTTCGTATGATTTCTCAAACAACGAAACAATCTGTGAATGTCGTTTGACTGCTTTTAAGAACGGTTCTACGTTTGCGTCGGTAAAGAGTTTTTTAGTTTGATCATCACCGCTTTTCATCAAATCTTCTATCAGTGCCCGAATCCTTACATATTTTCCATCGGATTCATCACCATTTTTTATGTTAGATAATGCACTGTTTAAACCGATCGTAACCAATTTTGCAGGATCAAACTTTATATCAGACAACAGGATTAGTTCTATTATTTCGTTTATTTTTCCTTTGGCATCGGTTGTCTTGATCACATTTTCGTAGAGCTTTGCTACCAACTTCTTTATTTCAGTAAAGGAGCGATTGGCCACTTTCATTTGACGAAACTTCTCATCTTCGGACCAATCCACCAATTTCCGGTATTCAGAAAGCATTCGTTGGTATTTTGGGTGGTTCAATATATCATTCATCCATATTACCTTTTTGAAGGTATAAATCTGCCCACCCATTTTTAAATAAGAATAATATTTGGTAATCACTGGATTAATCACCATCCGTTTCAATTTGCTTTTATCAAATACAATGTCGTAGGAGGTCTGAATGTCATTGATCACGGGGAATTTTGTAGGGAACAAGACTTCTAACATTGTCATTACATTCTTTTCAATATTCCTATCACGCTGTTTGTAATATTGTTGTTCGTCTGCCTGACTTTTTACCTCCCCCTTTCTTAAAGTGTTTTTATCTTTGGAATAGGCCTCCAATCTTTCTCTAAATTTTTCCTTATTAAAAAAGAATTCTACTCGATCTTTGTACGTAAGATATCTAAGACGGTTTAACGGATACTTTACGTCAAGCGTAAAATAGGGATGTTCATTCAATGTTTCCGCAATATCTTCTATCTCAGGATGGTATAATATGCTTTTGGTCAATTCAATAGTTCGTAGGCTGGCATCCTTGATATTCGTAAAAAGGTTGATCTTTAATTCTTCAATATCAAAACTCATAATATAATTATTACTTTATTTATATTATGCTCATAAATTTTAAGGGAACCCAGGTTCCCTTATGATCCCTCCTTTATATTAAGTTGTCTTAGAAGGGAGAGGTCTTAGGAGAACCGTAGGTTCTCTTAATTTATTTATTATAGCTCACAAAATCCACCTCCACCTTTTGTGTCTTAGCTCTTTCTAAAACATCCTTTGCTTTTTTGATGTCGTCATCTGTTATTTTATCCGGATTATTTTCCCCATCCAGCAAGGAGACGTGGTAATTCTTAAATTCGTCGGACAAAATACAGAACTTGCTCTCTTCGTGAAACAGATATTCGGTTAACACAATAAAAATGGCCATAATCATTAGCGCAATATAAATGTCGCGAGTTCCCATCCACGCTATAACAAAAACCAAGATTTGACGACTAAATGTAAATTTTAAATAAGATTCCAATGATTTACTTAGTTTAAAATTGACGAATTTCGATACAATATTTAGAGTAATAATCATAAGACCTGCGAAAATTTTACTATTGTTTACGGTTTGGATATGGTTATGTATATATTCGAAAAATTGGGTGATGGAATTTCCCTTGATCTTTTTTGCTTTTGCCTTGACCATACTATATTATATACTAGTGAGAAGATCTTCGCACAACTTGGAGAGAAATTATTGAAGAGACAATTCGCAAGATTTGCTACAGGGATTGCATATTTCGTTAGCGAACTTCATTTCTGGGAAAACAAATTCGGCCATCTCGTTTTTCACATTCATATTCTTGAATTTTAGGACGCTTTTGTCGCAATTTTGTTTACGAAAATCTTCTTCCTTGCTTCCTGATGTGGGTTCGACCAGATTCAGTTTTTTTTTATCAATGACACTCACGTTCGATGCCTTTATTTGTTTTGTTTTCTTCTGTTCTTCTAAAAAAACGTACGTACCATCGTCGACCATTATGTCCTCACTGTTTGCGGGTTCGATTTCAACTTGATCCAGTTCTACAATGTCCATAATATCCATACCTTCGATGTAGCTACTTTGGTAAAAGAAAATAATAATTGCACAAACAAATAAACCTACGAATTTGTCGATGGACACATAGAAAATAATAAGACAAATCGCTACCAGTTTACCGAGTACATTTTTACTAAACTGCAAGAATTCCTTGTTCTTTACTAAGAATAAAAAGAGTAGAATGATGGGAACAAATTGCGCTATCAAGTATTTCATTTACATATGATCCTATTTTTTATTTTCATTAGTTCCCTTTGAAAATAGTCAAGGATCGAAGGATTTTGGACAATCCCGTGAAATATTTTCTGCTAATTTTTTAAGTACATAAAATATTTTTAATTGTCGTGAATGTCTTCTTTAGTAACAACTGCCTCATTATGGACCTCCGATGATCCTTCCACTAAAAAAAGACAATCAACTATGCGAAAAACGATTAAATTACGCTCGGATTCACAAGATGTAGGCGGTTTAGATGAGACGACCATCGAAATGGAAAAGTACGGGAAGATGAGTCCTGGGACGATTGATGATCAGAATACGTATAATTCTAAACGCAATGACCGTGTAAATGAACTCTTGTCTCAAATTACCTCATCCGATAATGCATCTGACAACAATGCTCTGGGCGATTTTAAACCAATGTCACCACCATCCCTGAATGTGAAACGGGATATGGAGAGCAGCGGAGAAATAAAACAATATGTTCCACCCCCACCCTCTTATTTAAAGGCGACTATGGATCGCGCCAATGGCCAAACTGTGAGCGGTCCTCAGATCGGTTATGGTGCCAAAGATTACAGCAATTATCAACAGAGCTATGGTCAACCTGCAGCAAATGTTCCAAATACAAATAAGCCCTACTATGCGAATATGGGTATCGGTCAAGGTTCGGGCTCGGACAAGATGATGGAGAAGATGAATTATATGATCCATTTGTTGGAAGAGAGCCAGAGCGAGAAGACGAACAACATCACCGAGGAATTTATATTGTATACCTTTTTAGGTGTCTTCATTATTTTTATTGTTGATTCTTTTAGTCGTGGTGGAAAATACGTACGATAAAAATTTTATGAATTTGTATTAGTTTCACGTAAAAATATTACAAATTAACAGTACAGTAAGTAGAAATAATACAAAATAGTTGGCTTGTATTTACGTAACAAAATATTTTAATTTAGAAATATTATTATACTCTGTTATAAAAATATGAATATTGTGAATTCTATGTATAATATTTCTTATAATGGGGCGGTGCAGTCAAATTCAAATAAAATACCAGATAGTCCAACTTCATTAGTATATATTGCTAATAGTGCAACTGCCAATTCGGTTGTTATTAGTTTTACGGCGCCTACTAATGTATCAATTGTTTCTTATAGTCCTAGTACTGGATCTGGTTCAGGAACACCCTCTGCTTATACAATTAGTGGATTATCGTCAAATACATCTTATAATATAACATTAATAGCTAATGGAGTATTTAAATCATCGGCACCTTCTACTGCAGTTGCAGTGTTAACAAAACCAGCCCCACCTACTATTGGAACGGCTACTGTTTCTGGAACAACTGCTTCAGTAGCTTTTACAGAACCTGGCGGAACAGGAACTATTACCGGTTATACAGTTACAAGTAATACGGGTGGATTTTCCGCTACAGGAACAAGTAGTCCAATTAGTGTTCCAGGATTAACTATTGGCAACTCTTATACATTTACAGTTACAGCCACGAATGCATCAGGAACATCAAGTGCTTCTTCAGCGTCTAATAGCATAACTGCTGTATCATTAGCACCAACGTTATCAGGAACATATTTAACACCTACTATTTCGGGATATTCAAACGCGTATACATTTACAGGAAATGGAACTATCAATATACCTGTTAGCAAAACTGTTCAACTGCTTATTGTAGCAGGTGGAGGTGGTGGAGGTGGTGCACAGGCGAATGATGGTGCTAGTGGTGGTGGAGCTGGGGGGCTTGGAGTAGGAACTATTACACTCGGTGCGGGTAATACTTATACTGTAACAATTGGTAATGGAGGAGGTGGGGGTCCTTCTGTTCCAAGTTATGGCGTGAATGGTGGTAATACAACTTTTATTGGAACTGATATCAATATATTAGTTTATGGCGGTGGGGGTGGTGCAGGTACGAATTTCGGGTTTGCTCAAAATGCTTATCAGGGTAATAGTGGAGGAAGTGCAGGTGGTAATAATTTTGGACGTAATAGTGTTACTCTTGCTGCAACAAATACAGGGTCGAATACAGGGAGTATGACATTTTATGGAAATATTGGAGGGATTGGAAATAATAATTTGGGTAGAGGTTATGGAGGAGGAGGTGGAGGCGCAACTTCTGCTGGTCAAAATAGTTTAACAATTGTATCCCCCTATAGTGGCGGTCCAGGAGGTAACGGATACACTTGGTCACTTACTGGATTGACTTATGCAGGCGGTGGTAGTGGAGGATGTGGTAATAATAGTCCAAATGTAACATCCGATATTGCTGGAGGAACGGGAGGAGGTGGTACTGGTGGAATTGGTACCCATAGTGGAGGCAATGCTACTTATTATGGTGGCGGCGGTGGTGCAGGTGGTTATAATAGTATAGGTGGGGCAGGTTATAAAGGTGTATTGATTCTTGCTTGGAATTAATATATTATTGGTGAATTTATAAATTCGATTCTTATAAAATACATTTTATATTTTAGAAGTATTTGTAATAGTAGTGTAGTTACAATATGAATTTTGTGAATTCGGTACATACCTCGAATGCGCGAGGTATG